TTTTAGTTGTATACGTTAAATTTTTTGTAGTAGTATAATTCTCCAAATACAAAACACCATCATCTGCGAATAAATTGGTAGAACTATATTTTCCAGTAGGATCCGTTAATTCAAAATACCGACTTATTCCACTTGAAGCTCTATTGATTGATTTAACTTTTAATATTTGTTGGTTAACAGTTAATGGGCTTATATTATAATCTTCACCAGTAACCATTCTATTTTGTGTATAATATGATTGTGGAGCACTATATTTAATACTATCATTTGTTTCAGCTGGTGCTGAATTTGAAACAGATGTTGCTAAAGCCAATGTCAATGTTAAGGTTTCTGATTTTCCAGAATTAGAAGTATAAGGTATTGATATTGCAATATTTCGAATATCTGTAGGTGATATTTTGTAAGTTAGACCATTGCTTGTTCGATAATATAATTTAAAAGTACCAAGTGGTAATTTTCCAAATGTTCCATCACTAAATGATAGACTTACTGCGTCTGATGCTCTAGTTAAAACATTATAAATTGTTTTAATACCTTTATTTAAACTGTTATAAATTATATTGTTGCCTTCAAAACTAGACACTTTAGTCCATAATGTTGATTCATTGCCACTCTTATCTAAATCATATAACCAAACATCATTATCATTAATGCCGATAGTATCAACGTTTACTGATTCATGTGCAGTTGGTTGTGTAATAGTAAATGAACCGTTATTAAGTGAACCTTGAGTAAACCTCAAGAAGAATCCAGTATTACTACTGCTTGCACCTTTTCCATCATCTCTAAAAATACATGCTAATTTATTACCAGCTATAGGAGCTTCTTCGTAGATATATGATTGGCCTTTAAAGGTAGTACTAGTTATTTCAAAATTCATGTTTCGACCAGAAACAGTTTTTGTAAACCCATATATTGGCACATCTACATTATACCCACTAAATCTATATTGCTCAGTTGGTATTCCATAAATTGTGTTTTTATCGACTGGATTTCCAAACTGTTGGCTTGTCGGGAATGCGGAATTTATTACATTTATAAACTGATCGTACCAATTAGAATTTGAAGAATCATTCCATGTGATTACTTGTCCTGATAAATTTCTTCCATTACTATCAAGCACAGTTTCAGTTGTTTGAACTGAGGTAAATTTTAATAATCCAGATGCAGCTATATTACGTTTAGCATTGTAACTTATTAATCTAGATAGACGAAGAACACTATCTCTGCGTTCTGCTAATTCAAGAAAATTTTCACGTGAGTTTAAATCAATCCTAAATGCAATGCTCTGACCCATAAAAGCCATTAAATCAACCAATGCCATATATTCAGAACTTTCAATATAGTCATTGAAATTTTCTGGATAGTTTTGGCGTATATAGTCAATCATTATTCTACGCAAATTCTCAAAGTCATAACTTTCAAAGTCTGCGTTACGATAAGACTGGTATATTTTGACCCAATCTTCTGTTACAAGTAAACGGTTTTGGCGGTCGGTTGCACTCATTAATTTATCCCATTGCTGATGTATATCGTATTTATGAGTTTAAAAAAACTTGGTTTTGGATATAAAATATAATGTGCTATTGGGCTAATAAAGTGTTGCTTTGATCAAAAGTAAGTTTCATGGACTCTGAAATATTGTACGGTAAGTACGTTAAAACACATTCTATACGCAAACCAGTCTCATAAGGAGTAATTATTACGTCAGATGCTTTAACTCTTGGATCAAAATTAACTATTTGGTTTACATTTTGAGTAATTAATTGTATTAGTTGAGGGGTTAATGGTTCAAATAATAAATCCCATATGATGGTACCAAATGTTGGTTGCATTAACCGCTCACCCTGTCTGGTATAAAAATGATTAATAATATCTTGCTTGACTAATTCAAGATCATAAAGACTAAAGTTTGTTGCGCTACCATTTATTGTACTAAATCCTTTATACATTTGTGGTATAATAGGAGTTGTTTTATTAGCAAATATAGATATTTTTTCGTATAAACGTGAATTTGAACTCATTTTTTCGCTCCTGGTACTTTATTAAAAGTATCGGTTGGTGTTGTATATTTTTTATAAAATGCAGGCTCGGTAGCTGACGCTTTTGCATCAGGTTTAACTGCTATTGTTTTTCCAGGAACACACGATGCTGGATCTAAATTTTCATGGCCAGCCCATGGTTCATGTTGTGGAACTCTGCCTGGCACGTTACATTTTTTTGCTTTTCCACTATTAAGATGAATCTCACCACCATCAATACTAGTGTTTGCTGCGTTAACATTAAAATCTCCACTAGGTGAAATATTGGTAGCACTGCCTGATGTCAGATTGATTGCTCCACCTGCTTTGAAATTTATATCCCTGTCTGCAGTAACATTTAAATCATTTTTAGTATGAATGCTAATACTATCTTCTGCAAATATATCTATCTTACCATTACTTGTTAGCTCTATCCAAGTAGTGCCTTTTGAATTACCAATATAAATTAAATCTTCTGAATTGTGCATCAAAATTTGATGTCCAGTTCTTGTTCTTATTCTAATTAGCTCGTTATGGGGGATAGTTCGGTCACCTGTGTTTTCACCCATTTCAACAGCTGCATATTCAGGTGGAGATTCACCAGCTGGTTTTTTTCGTAAAAATTTATCATCTCCGTCATCCATAACAAAAGTAGACCCTCCAAGACGACTAACAAATCCATTAACTTGGTGATCTTTTTTTCCTACATATCCGCGTTTAGCGTTTGTTCGTTTATCTAAAGGACCAGGTGTACTAATACCAAAAACCATACTCGGTGTTTCTCGTCTAGCACTACTTGATGTTATTCCACGAATATCGTCTAATATTAATCCTTGTGTGGATAACGAATTAGAAATTGGGTGAACTGGTTTTTTAAATTTTGTTGGATCACCAGACCCAAAATTAACTTTTTTATTATATTCTCCGACTGGAGATCTGCCTTTGTTTTTTTCGACAACATTCGATGTGGCTGCTAGTCCAGGAACCATAAAATTCATACTTTCATCTTGTACACAACCAATCCAATATCCACGTTTTGGATCGCCATCTATGAAAATTATAACAACTGTAGATCCAGGATCTGGTGGTATCATCCACATTCCATAGCTTTTTTGTGTATTATTATAATCATCAGGGTCTGCTGAAGTATAATCAATGCTAGTAACTCCATAAAACGGACTCATGTATTTTACTTGATGTAACTGTCCAGCTGTACTAGTATTTCCAGTTGGGCGTAAAATTTCTACTTCCAATATTCCCATATACGTAGGATCTAAATGACTAACAACCCTTGCCAAATATGGGCCTGGTCTTGACACTGGTGCATCTGAAGATATATAACTACTGTCTGATTTAGATGTCATTCACATTCCTATAATATTTTATTGATGGTTGAAGTTATGTTATTTCCAACTGCATTGGCTACATCACCAACTGCAGCAATTCCTGTTCCAACAGCGTTTTCAAATGTTGTTATGCCTTTATTTATCGGTGACAATAAATCACTCGCTGCTTTTGTTATATCATCTAGCGAAGAGGTATATGTTTGAACTAGTGCTGGATTTACTGGATCTGCTGGATTTTCTTGTTGTGGTATTCTAGCACCAATTAACGTTTGGGTGAATTTTCCTTGGCGAAAATTGCTTTCAACTGTTATTAATTGGTATAAACCGCTATATTGCATAACAGGGGCAGATGCTGATTTAAAAGTATACATCCCCGTTGCTTGATTTATATCAATTGGAGTTCTAAAATTAATACTTATAACAACTTTTCCATTTTGATAATTCATTGTACCATCAACATTCATATTTAAATACTGAGATGCTTTTGATGTATAATTGCTTAGACCACTATGAACAATATAATACGGATCACCGATTATTTCCATGTTTAGCATCATCATATCAACTCCTTGAGTGATGATATCCATAAACAATCTAGCTGCACGAGTTCCTGAAGTTTCAACCCCACCGCCGCCACGTTTATCTGAACCAGTATTTGTTGCTGAATACGAAACGGCATTACTTGTCACGCCCAATGTTTTTGAAGGTGCAACATTCCCAGAAACTAATTTTATATCAGTGCTTGGTTCTGCTGAACCGCCTAATTGCTGTTCTTGTTTTTTATCCTGCCCTAACGAAGCATTATCTGCACTCATCATTCTTTGAAAACTATTGTTACATTTTATTTCAAAATTAATTATGTCTGCATTTTTACCAGTATATATATAATTGTATTCTTTAACTGCTTCTAATTTTAATTTATCTAAACCGGGCACTTTAGTATTTGGGGCTGCAAATGTACTAGCATGAACTTGATAAGGAACAACTCGATACACATATAGTTTAGGTTTGACACCAGTTGCTGTATTTTCTTCTGGATCCAAAGTGTAAGCCTGAACATCTATCCGCCACCATCCTTTATAACCCTGCGGAGTCAATTTGTCACTTGAAAGTGCCTCAGTAACATACCCACTTGCTAATATTACTTGATTGATAGCATTTGGGATATCTGTATCTTGGTTAAATCTAAAATCACACTCTTTGGAGTTTATTTTCATATCAGAACGAATATATGACGCTGTTTTTTCATCATAGACTGCATCTTCATCACATATCGGTGCATCGCCCTTTCTTGATTCTGAAAAAGATAAATCAGACTTTCCAATTCCATTACATTCTTCAGTCTGTTGGACTAATTTATCAGACACTCCTATTTTTTTTAAAATTTCTGGACTTAATCTTCCTAATTCTGCAGTCGTTGCACTATTTGTATTTTCTGTTTTATTTTCATTAGTGCTATCATCTGATGCTATTTCTAAAGGAAATAATATTATTACACGATCAGGAATAGCAATAGAACATTCTAATTTTTGTTGTTCAAACCTTTGATTTATAACTGATTGTAAACTTTTTTCACCAGTTTGCAAGACTTCTTGAACGGTTTTTCCTTTAATTGATACATCGCTTGTAAATTTAGATTTATGATCAGATAATGCATCTTGATTTGCTGGTTTGACAACGCAATTATACACACTTCCTTGAGCATTAACTGTCATATCCATGGAAATAAACTTAAACGGTATTTTCCTAGAAGTTTTAGGAATACCTACCAATTGCCCATTTTCAGTATTTCCTCTAAAATCAATAGTTAATAAAAAAGGAGCATCATGCCAATTTGCATGACCTTGATCTTGTGCTACTTGTTGGCATGCAATAGAAAACATCCCCATACTATATGGTTCAGTAATAGTAAATGTAATATTAGTAACATTTGTATTAAAACCATTTTCGAAACCAATCTGACTTACTAAATGCAAATCATCTATAAAAAAATCAAATTGTCCATATGGAGTATTAACACGATTATATGGATCAGAATTTGCTGATTTACATACTAACGGATAATCATTATATAACATATAAGTTTTATCTGGATTGTTGTATGATTCATCATCTAAACATCCGATTCCAATAATATATGCATATGATGCATATGTGTGTAATGGATTCACTAATGGAAATTCTAAAGCAGGTATAGTTGTAGTAGACATGTCAAATAAATTAGATACATCAGATACAACTGTTTTTACAGTTTTTGATAATGTAGTAGCAACATCACTTAATATTGACATATTATAATCCTAATACTGAAAAAAGACTAGTCTTTTTAGGTATATAAATTTGTATTCCAGGTACAAAATCAAAAATTGGATCGTCTATAACATCTAAATTTCTTTGTGTAAATACCCACCACAATTTAGGAGTACCAAATAAATCATATGATAGTAAATCTGGTCTGAAAGAGTATTGTGATTCAATTGTGTATAAAAAATCATCAATGCTTGCACTTACTGGACGAATGACTAATAAATCTAAGTAATTATTTTTAGATGAAGTATTATACCATGGGCTAGTATTTGAATATGAAGCTGACATAATTAGATATACCCCACTGAAGAATTCATATATCCGCCTTGCACAAATGTGTCAAGACTAAATTTACGCATACTGTCCCGACTATAGACCGGCATTAACGTAATAGTAAATTGGCTATTTGTGGGCACATGTGCATTATTGTTTGAGGTGCCTCCAATACCAAAAGAACTTATTATACCAGCAGCCTGTTGTGCACCATTTAATACTGCCCCAGCAACGTTTGTAATTCCTGAAACAGCCGGAACAATATTTCCAATAGTAGACGCTAGTCCACCTAATTGTCCTGCTAATGCAGAAAATTCACTTAATGAACTTCCTTCAACTTCAACACCAATATAATCACATTCATTACCCAGTTGAATATTAATCCCAGTAACTACTACTGGAACGTTTTTGAATACATAACTGCCATATGCATTGAGATGCACTATTGGTGGGGGGTTTCCTGCTTTAGGATCACTCCCAGTAAACATTTTAGTTAATGATCTTAAATAATGAACCATCGCAATCCAATATTTTCCCTGTTCTGCATCTTCTACGTACATTGGTGCTGTGATTGTAATTGTTCCTGGATCACTACTTTGATAAGCATGAAACACTGCGTTTGTATGAACAGTTGGTATATTAGTATAAGATGCTTTATTATCAATACTGATAGTCGGGGTATATGGAAAAATTAATCCACCTGCTTCCTTCAAAGGTGCTAATACTGGGCTTGATTGAAAACTTGTCCAGTTAGCAATACTTAATCTAACTCTCCAATCTTTTTCATCACCTTCATCAAAAGCAGCCACTGCACTAAAAATATCACCAATTGCTTCTCCAGCAGCTGGTAAATTTATACTTCGTATGGCACTGCCAACACTATCTGCATTCATTGCATTTTTAAGTCCAGCTGATAAATTTTTTACTGCGTTAACAGTATTACCAGCAGTATTAATTGCGTTTTGTGAACCAGCTATTATTCCTGATATAGACATATTTTTTTCCTATTTATACACTTATTTAGTTGACTTTTCCGCATATATAATGTATAATTAACATGTATTTGTAATACAGGGCTGTATAGTATTTTAGAGGATATAAAATATATTGCTTATGGTATTGCTAACAGTATTGAAACATCTATATTTAATACACTTGTAAACCAAGCTACAGCATCCCCTGCAACTATAAATAACGGTGTTTGGGCTTCAAGTGATGGTACATTTTCAAG